GCAGTTAAAGCAGTAGCTGCAGAAAGAGGATTAGCAGATGTATCAATTAAGAAGAATCCGCTATCAGCAGCAATTTGTCCCATTGTCATAGGATCATTTGCTACTGTACCCAATTTAGTTTCAACAACACCACGACCATTAGTCATGCCGCGCTGAAAATAGAATCGAGCACCCAAATCAGCAGTTGCCTGAGCAAGAGCGGTTTCGTTATATACTTCAATCCAATCAAGATCAGATCTTAAAGCGAGGCGCTTATTAGAACCATCTGCCGTAAATCGACCCTGTTGGAGAATTGTTCCTTGTGACATACTATCTCCTTTCTTACGCTAGGGTGCAACGTAGGTTTTGTATCCAAAGATCGTTTAAGATCCGTGGAACTTGTGCCATTTTATACCCAGCAGAAGAGTTCTGTGCTAACGGCCCATCATATATTGGTGGTCTATAGATGAACTGTGCACTGTAACCATCTTGCTCTACGCATGCATATGCTTCACGAGCAACACAGAAAACGTTATAAACGTTAGCTGCATTTACTCCAGAAGAGTTTGCATTTACAGAACCAATAGATGAAAGCATAAAGCGAAGGTTGGAAATTGAACCCCACTCTGCATCACTGATAGCATTTTGAGGATTTGGATACTGCGCTTGAGAAATAAACCCAGCAACATTTTCCAAGTCACCAATAAGATCAGTATGCCCAAGAGCAAAGTATGCCCAACGTACCGGAGCAGATCCAAACTTATCTTCACCAGCCATGCCAGACAAGAACGGTTTAGAATCATTACCTTTAAGTACCTTAACAACCTGATCAACATCTGATCGAGTCATTTCAGTTGGGTTGTCTCCGTTTACACCACCTACACAGTTAATAACTGATGCAGTACCTGCAAGCATGTCGCGAGTAAGTGTATCTTCAGTTTCTTTAAGCGATACACCTAAACGACGAGCAGCTTCATTCAGAACCGGATCTTGATTTTGCAGTGTGCAATTATCTGTTACTTTTTATGACCAAATAATTTCTATTTGGCGGGATATGCCTCTTCGGGTTCTCCTCTCTAGGTTTCCTCTAGAGTTCAGACTGTCGCTTCACCTTTCGGTGTCCACTCGCCTCAGTCGTTCAGCGTGATATTTAACTTTATTTATGGTACAATGTAACAATAAATGAAAGGTTTTATGAACTTAAATAATAGAAGAGAAAAGATAATATACCTTGCAGCTATTATTGATGGAGAAGGATCAATCGGGATTGAAAGACTTTCTCCATGTAAAGTAAAGCGCAAGGGAAAAGAAGAATGGCAACGTAAAAAGTATTACTATACTCCTCGAGTATGTGTTATTAATACTTATCTACCACTAATTAAATGGATTCAAGCCGAATTTGGAGGATCCATTACCAATAAGAAAAGTGGAGTGGGCCATAAAAAATGCTATCGTTGGCATATATTCGGTGAAAACCTAGAAAATCTTCTTTACGAACTAATAGATATTCTCTTCGAAAAAAAAGCTCAAGCTCAAGTTCTTTTAGATTACAGAAAAACCGTTGGCTCAACTGGATGGAATGTTTCTGATGAAACACTAAAAATCCGTGAAGAGTTTTGGTTAAAATGCAAAAGCCTAAATAAGAACGGTGAGCTTTAAATATCTTCGCCCCTGTCACCCTCGTCTTTACGTTAGGGCTTCCAAGTCAATCAGAGCGGATTTAAAGCAGGCCATCTGCTTACAAAATCAAGTATGTCAAAGAACTATTTCATTAACCTGCTCGTTGATTTGTACGTAGGTCTAAGACAAACCAACTGTTACGGCACCATTACCGTAAAATGACAACTTTGCATCAATATCAACAGCGCTCAGAGTCTGAGCTGGTGGGGTTACTCCGCTGTTACCCAGTGGAACCAACGCTGTATTCAAACGATTGTATCTACGGAATCGAAGAGTAGTACCACCGTGACGGGGCATGTACTTCTTTTCAGCCGCAAGACCATGAATGAAATCAGGAGTTGGAACAGACAATAGTTTATAGCTAAACGATTGCTGCACTGGAGCAGGAAGTAGGCTTGTAGTAGTTACAGCCATGACCTCTCCTTAAAAAAAGATTCACAATATGATTAATTGTGAAGGGGCGAGCTTCCTTTCAGCCATGAGGTGGCGAGACTCGTATTCAGCCATGAGGTGACGAATTCTCAATATCAGTCGATAGAGATATAACAAAAAAATGTGCCCAGAGCAAACAGGAGTAATACTCTGGACACGATCAGTAGAAAGCAACATTATCGGCGCTTAATCGCCTCATTCATTTCTTTTTGAAGAGCTTTTTTTAAATCAGGAGTCAATCCTTCAGCAAATGCATTGGCATTATCAAGAGGACTCTCACCGCGTTGTCCAGATCCCATATTCATAGATCGAGGCTTAGATGCATTTTGATGCACCCGTTCTTTTTCTTGCTTAAAAGAATCGTCATTATAAATGCCATATCGCTTAATAATGTCATATGCAGCTGATGCTTGTGTATACAGATCATTATTAGCTGAAAGCGTCTGTGCTATCTCAGGATACTGCTCGCGTAAACGCTCAATATTAGACTGAGTAACAACCTTATCAAAATCTTGATACTTAGCTTTTAATTGAGCTTCTGCAGAAGCTGCAGTCGATGTTTGCTGATAGGTATTTATCTGCTTTTTAAGCCCATCTATCTCTTGCTTAACATATTTCCACTCAACCAAGTCATCATCAGCCAATGAAGGCTGCTTGGATGTGGCCTGTTGAGACACTTCCATTTGCTCCATACGCTTGCGTAATTCATCTCTTTCACGCTCAGCCTGCTTTTTTTGCTCTCTAAGTTCTCTAATATTGAGATCGTTTCTGGTACCACCCGACTCCGGTTCGGCTGGCTGAGCCTGAGCTGTTTCAGCTGGTTGCTCGTAATCTTGTTGTGGGGTTGCTTGATCAAGCGTTTCCTGTAATGTTTCGTTTTCTGACATCAATACTCCTTAAAGTAGCTACATTTAACTCATTTGCTTTCTTTTGTAACGTTCCATCGCAATAATCTAGCACAAATGTACGTAATTGCATCTGATCAGACGGGCAGTTCAACGGATCGTCCTTAAAAAGTTTGGTGGTACCAATATCTGGTACCGTCCAAAGAAACTCTAAGCGCTCATCATCGCGATGATAATGCCATACTGACTGATCATAAAACGGATCAGGACAGGTCTGACGACACTCAGGTATTAAGTGCGGAGTATTATTGAGAGACTTCTCTACTTTAAGGTTAAGAACAACAAAAAAATCGCCATCAAACACATTACGAGCTTCACGAATCCATGATTGCATATTTTCATCAAAATCCTTTCGAAGCGCTTCCTGGCTAATTTCATGCGGTGTTGCGTCATTAACAATAGCACCACCTGTCTCTTCCAGTATCTCTTGACCAGCAGTCTTTTCCTTCGTCTCTATTATCTTTTTTCTACTCATAATTCCCTCAATAAAAGGCTTTCTTGACACTTTAGTGATATTTGTTAGTATTAATTTCAAGCAAAACTAACCATATAACAGGAGTAAGCATATGGTACTACATAAAGTGGCAATTCTACCACTTATCTTTCTAGTCTCAGTTCAGTAAAACCATTAGAAGCTCCTATCGAAAGGATGCTATAGGCAAGAAGACCATCTAATGGAGGTTGTAGGAGGATAGTGTTTAATGTAAGCGGGTAATTAATCTAAACACGTATAGAAGGACTATTATGATACATAAGACAATTATGTCACTGATGCTACTCGCATCGCTTTCACTTAATGCACAGACATTCCAAGTAAACCCTGCATATGTTCGCACATCAGTAGAGGGCATTGATCTCCTCTTTGAAGATGGTAATTTTGCGGTACATAAAGAGGGTAATATTGCTGAGATTCGTCGCTGTGACGTTGCTCCTGAATTGCGAAATATGACACCAGAGCAGGTAGAATCATATGTTACGATGGGTAAGTTCCAGGTAAAGCAGTTTGATAATGGTGAGTTCTCAGTGCAACCATCAGGTGGCCTTGATGGCGGTGGCCCTTTAGCTGCGTTAGCAACTGCTATTGCAGTAAGAACTGTAGGATGGTCTGTTGCTGGTGCGTTGTTTGTATTCGTGCCAGGAGGACAAGGCCCCGCAGTATATTTATTAGGTATAACTGAGAATGTTGCAACTGTAGCCACAAGTGTAGCTGCGGTAACTCCAACACTCTAAATGGAGTAAAAAACCATGAATGGATTACATGATTTTATTCAGACAGCTTCAGGGTTTTATCAAAACCCACCAGCATGGATAGATACAGTACTGGTGTACACCATAGTAATACTGACGGTTTACTCTTTATATAATTATTACCTAAGAAAATAAGGTAATCATCCTAGATATGAGGGGAGCTTTCGCTCCCCTTTTTGCTGCCATATAAATGTGCCGGGAGGGCGAGGTCCCTCCCGACAAAAGGATAAGTAATGAAGCGTATGAGACATTTTAGAGGGGATTGGCTCAGCAAAGCGTTCCCCTCTTACCACGTGGTTATCTTTTTATACATCCTATGGGCGCCGGCGATACTATAAATAAAAGATATCTCAACGCCCGTAGGGTATTCTTAGTAGCTATTCTGATAAACGTCTCGTCGTACCATCTTAGCCTGCTTACGCCTTCTTAATGGTGCAGGGATACCGAGGATCGCAAATGCAATCTTCTTCCCTTTACCTGAAGGACGCTGCATCAATGGCATTAGAAGTCGCCTTTAAATTCTTGTTTTTTAGCTTTGCTTACCATGTGATTGTACTCACGTTCTTTTTCGTTGTACGTATCAGCGTACTCAGGACGGCCGATATACTCAGAACGTTTGTATTCTCTCATGATTACTTCTTGAGGCATTCCAGACATTGAATCTGAATACATCGGCATCATGTCTCCGCCTTTGCCTGCCTTTTTGTCATAGTATTTCTTTTTAGCCATAACAATCTCCCTGTAGAAAACTGCCCCGACGTTTACTTGTAGTGGGCATCGATTTACGTCTAGTCTACGAAGTCATCCTATCACGAAATTGGAGGTTGTGAAATAGGAGTTTTCACCTGTTGAGAATTGGCTGCCTCTTCTTCTTTTACCATTCTAGAAAGCTCGAATAGGCGCTGCAATTGGCTTAGATCCATATCCTCAAGCTCTTTCATCGACTTCACCATATTAAGTACAGCTTGCATGCGATCTTTCTCTGATTCAGAGATACGTTCTACCGCTAATGCTCTATTCTCTTCTACGCGTGAGAGCCGCTCGATTCCCAAGCCCGTATCGGCCTCAGCACGAGCATACGCAAGGGTAGTTCTCGCCTTAACTTCTTCCATCTGGATTGCAGCTTGCTGTTCAGCTTGTTGCTGTTGAGCCTGCATACGTGCTTCCATAGATTCAATGATTTCTTTTTTGTTCTGGATAGTAGATGCGCCAATAAGAACATCTTCAGGTATTTGCACCCCTGTCTCACGTAAGTGAAGAAGCTGAGCAAACTGAAGTTGTTTCTGGGTGGTAGTGTTAGCACCCTCTTCAATAGCACAGTCATACACACCGAAATTCTTATTATAGAACTCTGCTGTCGGCTCTTCGTTAATGATTCGTTTGATCTTGCCGGGTGTGAAGTTAGTTTGTATTACCTCGAGGACCAGTTTACCAAGTAGTTTTTGTGACTGGTCAAGCTGATCAAAAAGATTCTGTAA